ATCCACAAAACTGAACAGCCTGTTATCCTTGAGGGTTACCAAGCTGTAATGAAACCATCCAAGTATGGCTATTCTCTGTCTGCAATTGTAGACGAGGCAATGGCTGATGCTTTGGAAACAGACCGTGCTCAAGCACTTGAGTGGGCACAAACCAAACTGAAGAATCCTAAGCGTTCGCTGTGTAAGCCTGAGCCTTGGGAAGAAGTATCTGAAGGCAAGTACAAAGTTAAGTTCAGCTGGAACGATGAGACCAAGCCACCTGTTGTCGATACTGAAGGCACACATCTGACTGATGAGAACCTGCCTCTTTATTCTGGCAGTCGTGTTAAGCTTGCATTCTTCCAGAAACCTTACATCCTCAAGGACGGTGTTACCTATGGCACTAGCTTGAAGCTTGTTGGCATCCAGGTTGTCGCTCTTGGTAGCACTGCTGGTGTTGATACTGGTGACATGGCAGATGTCGATGTTGCTGCTATCTTTGGCAAGACTGAAGGCTTTAAAGCATCAGCACCAAACGTCACGACAACTGCTGAAGAAGAGGACGACTTCTGATGGCATTCCGCTCCAAGCTTGAGGAGAAGGTTGCTGATTTACTTGTTGAGCTTGGAGTCAAGTATGAGTACGAATCAACCAAAGTGCCTTACGTCATTCAGCACACTTATACTCCTGATTTTATTCTACCCAATGGTGTGTATCTTGAATGTAAAGGTTACTGGGATTCTGATGACCGTCGTAAGATTAAGGCAGTTAAAACGCTCAATCCTGAACTAGATCTACGTATGGTATTCCAAGCTCCTTTCAATACAATCAGCAAACGATCTAAAACCACCTACGCTCAATGGTGTGATCGACACGACATACCGTGGACTTCCTTTACTAACATCCCACTCCAATGGCTTCTATAAAATACGGTACACCAGAGTATTACAAAGAACAATTTATGGACTTTATGGCTGATGCACAAGCTGATAAACCTGAATATGGTGAAGCAATTATCAAAGGGTTTCTATTGGCTTTAGATGATTGGGCACAGTATCATACACAACAAGCAACACATTATGGAAACCTCCAAGAGCGAGTTCGTTCGGCACTCGGAGTGTCTTAATTGTGGGTCATCTGATGCAAACAGTGTTTATTCAGATGGCCATGAGTATTGTTTCGTTTGCCATCACTACACACACGGTGATGGCGAACCTTCTGTTCACATTCATAACAAAGTGCAAATACTAGGTTCAGCCGAAAGGTTGCATAAGCGTAAGTTAACTGAAAAAACTTGCCAAAAGTATAAAATCTACCGTGATGGTAACAAGCTGCGCTTCTACTATCATGACCTATCTGGTGTCGTTGTTGGCGCCAAAGTAAAAACCAAAGACAAACAATTTACATATGAAGGAGAAACACCAGGAACCCTCTTCGGACAGCATTTGTTTCCCAGCACTGGAAAACGAGTCGTTATCACTGAAGGAGAACTCGATGCAGCTTCGTGTTACGAGGCTATGCCGGGGTGGCCGATGGTATCTCTACCTAGCGGTGCCGCTTCGGCAAAGAAGTCGATACAACGGAATCTCGAATGGCTGCAAGGTTATGAGGAGCTTGTCTTGTTCTTCGACAATGACGAGGCAGGCCGTCAGGCAACGGCGGAAGCGGCAAGCGTCTTACCACCTGGCAAGTGCAAGATCGCTAACCTTACAGGCGATTACAAGGATGCTTCAGACGCCTTATCAGCCGGTGACCCTGAAGCAGTTCGCCGCGCTATATGGGACGCGAAACCTTACCGTCCAGATGGAATCGTCGATGGTAAAACCCTCCTAGAACTTGTAACTACACCAACACCACCATCAGACCATGAGTATCCGTTTCAAGGATTACAATCAAAGCTTCACGGGATTCGGTACGGAGAGCTTGTTACAATTACTGCAGGATCGGGCATCGGGAAGTCCTCCTTCACTAGAGACCTGGCAACTCACTTGCTACGTAACGGAGAACGGGTTGGATACCTGGCACTTGAAGAGTCAAACCGCCGCACTGCTCTCGGATTAATGTCCGCTGCAGTTGGTAAATCACTACACCTAGGAGAACATGACCGACAAACGCTCACCAAAGCTTACGAAGATACTCTCGCAGGATGGGATTTGTATCTTTTTGATGGGTTTGGCAGCTTTGACCCTGACATTATTTACAACCGTATCGAGTATCTCGCCGCCGGGTTGGACACCAAAGTCATCTTCCTTGATCACTTATCCATCCTGCTCAGTGGACTAGATGGTGACGAACGGCGTATGATTGACACTACAATGACACGCTTACGTTCACTTGTTGAGCGTACAGGTATTGCATTGTTTCTTGTTTCACACTTAAAACGTACATCATCTGATCAAAACCATGAAGAGGGAGCGCGAGTTACACTTGGACAACTGCGTGGAAGTGCAGCAATTGCACAATTATCTGACGCTGTTATTGGACTTGAACGTGACCAGCAGAGCGGATCTAAATCAGCTACTACAACTGTTAGAGTCCTCAAGAATCGCTATAGCGGCGAGACTGGTGTAGCCTGTGAACTGAGCTATGACTTATCTACCTGTAAATTCAATGAAACACAATTCCAACCAGAGTTCGACGCAACCACAGACTTTTGAATCTCCACATCAGCAAGCAATGTTGAGTGGTTATAGCAAGGTTTTACAGTTCTCTACTGGTGAGGTTAGTTATCGCCGTATGGCACCTGATGGTTACCCTCTCTACATAGATGTAAACGACGACCCTTACGCCTACTTGAAGCGACCCAATCCTCCTACATCTGAAGCAATTGAGAAAGCACAATTCAAAGATAAAACGTACCGTTGGAATGGTCGCTGATGTTAATCTTTGACATTGAAACAAACGGACTATTGTACAATGTTAGTTCCATCCATTGCTTGGTCATTCATGACACAGAAACGGATAAGACGATGGTATTCAATGATGAAGGCAGTGCTGACCCGATTGTTCGGGGCGTTCAACTTCTCGAAGATGCTGATCTTGTTGTTGGTCATAACATTATTGGGTACGATCTGCCTGTTCTACGGAAGCTCTATGGCTGGTTTGGACGTACTGGTGATTGCTTGGACACTCTTCTGCTCAGTCGTCTTTATCACCCGAACCTGATGGAGATTGACAAACAAAACAACTGGGAGGGTATGCCTCTCAAACTGTATGGTTCTCATGGTCTTGAAGCCTACGGCTATCGTCTCAAAGAACACAAAGGAATCTTTGCTAAGGAGACAGATTGGTCTGGTTGGTCACAAGATATGCAGGACTACTGTGTACAAGACGTTAAAGTAACCACCAAACTATGCGACCACTTCCATCCATACCTGAATGGGTCACGTTAGAACATGAAGCACAACAAATCCTTACAGAACAAGAACTGCATGGATGGTATTTTGATGAAAGAACTGCATGGCAGCTTGCATCGTCTCTCCGAGAAGAACTGGAAGAGGCTTATGAATTACTACGCAACAGGCATCCTTTCGTCAAAGGCGAGGAAAAAACTCCTAAAAGAAATAACAAAACACAAGGCTATGTGCTTGGCGCACCATTCACTAGACTGAAAGAATTTAATCCTACATCAAGAGATCATATAGCATGGATCCTGCAAACATTTCATGGTTGGAAGCCGACACAGACGACTCCTACTGGGAAGCCTATTATCGACGAACCTATTCTGAAGGATATTGGGAGCGAGTTCTCGCTATTGATCTTGCGCTGCCTGGATATTACGAAGAAGTTGGGGATGATCTCGGAAGGCGTGAACGCATGGCTGAAGCTATGTACGAATGCTAGAATCCATCACCATTGTTCCGTCGCGACCTCCACCTTTAGATGCGCACACCGAAACCCAAACCTTGCCCAGGTGCCAAGCGACTCAAGATTTAGAGCGCTTTTCTTACCAACTCCGGGTCAACTTATGGTCGGCGCTGATCTTGCTGGGATTGAGTTGCGTATGCTTAGCCATTTCCTTGCCCGTTATGACAACGGCAGGTACGCAGACATCCTCCTCAACGGAGACATCCACCAGGTGAATGCTGATAAGATTGGCATCTCACGTAAACTAGTTAAGACTGTTACCTACGCCTTTCTGTATGGTGCAGGTGACGAGAAGATTGGTCACAGCTATGACAAACAACTCTCATCATCCGCAGCCAAGAAGAAAGGCAAGGAGATTCGTACCGCTTATGTTGAAGCGATTGATGGACTCGATAAACTCTTGGAGGCAATTAAGAAAGCTGCAGAACGAGGATTTATCAAAGCTCTCGATGGTAGAAAAATTATCGTGGATTCACCGCATAAAGCGTTGAACTACTGCCTTCAAGGTAACTCTGCTATACTGGCTAAGCGGTGGATGGTAATCAACCAACACAACCTCAAACTATTAAACCTATGCTGCAGTCAGTTAGCCTTCGTACATGACGAGTTACAATTTGAGTGTTCACCCGAGCACGCACAAGACCTATGTTCATCCTTGGTACTCAGCGCTAAAGAAGCTGGAGAGTACTACAACCTCAGAGTCGAAATCGACGCTGAAGCCACCACCGGAAACAATTGGAGTGAAACACACTAATGAGAAGCAAAACATTGATGGGTCAGAAAACCCATGTCCCCTTCAAGTCCAAGAAGACCTCGCAAGGTATGGGGAAAAATAGTAAGCCTAAGGCTGGTAAAAAGAGATACAGAGG